ATGCAGTATCAGGCGGCGTTGCAGTTGGCGGCTCAGGCACCCCAGATGTATGACATGCCACTGCTTCACCGCCAGATGTTAGACGTTCTGGGCATTCAGGACGCAGACAAGATTGTTCCAACAGAGGACGACATTAAGCCGACAGACCCTGTCACAGAAAATATGAACATTATCACCGGAGAGCCGGTCAAGGCGTTCATATATCAGGATCACGAAGCGCACATCCAAGTCCACATGGCGGCGATGCAAAACCCCGACATTATGAAGATGGTCGCCAGAGCGCCTAACAAGAAGGCGATTGAGGCGGCATTTGCCGCGCACATTGCGGAACACGTAGCGTTTCTATACAGGTCTAAAATTGAGAAAGAGCTGGGAATTGAGCTTCCCGGCCCAGACGAAAAATTACCTGAAGATATCGAACTGCGTATATCTAGATTGGCAGTGCCTGCGGCTGAACAGCTTACAGGCAAGGCCCAGATGATGGAGCAGGCAGAGAAAAACGCCCAGCAGTCGCAAGACCCGATTGTTCAGATGCAACAACGAGAGTTGGCGCTCAAAGAGCAACAGGCGGCGGCTAAGGCGCAGACCGACATGGCTAAAGTCCAAGTCGATGCACAAAAGGCAGAAGCCAAGACCATGCTTGATCTGGAGAAGATGGATCAAGAAGAACGCTTAGAGAGCGCAAAACTCGCCGCAAAGGTGGCGATGCAAGACTCCAAAGAGGAAGCCCAACAGGAGATAGAGGGCTTCAAGGCTGGATTCAATTTAATCAAGGACACCCTAGATGACGAAAAAGGCAACGAATAACGTCTTAATAGCCATACAAAACGATCTGAGAACTCAAATGAACGAGGTCTCGGATCATATGGCGATAGGCGGTTGCAAGGACATGGATGAGTATTCCCGCAATGTGGGCATTATCCAAGGGCTGGCTTTTGCAGAAAGAACGCTGTTAGACCTAGATGAGAGGTTGGAGCGCGAGTAATTCGTTACACACGGTAACGCATGGTGACACCAGACACCTATCTCTGGTGCAGGAACGGACTATGACTGAAGAAGACACACAGGTTGCCAAGCAACTACCCGAACCCAAAGGCTACAAATTACTCATTGCCCTCCCAGAACCCGACGAAATGACGGAGGGAGGCATCCTCAAGGCAAGAGAAACCATGCACATTGAAGAGATTGGCTCTGTGTGCGGGTTTGTCGTAAAGATGGGCGCTGACGCTTATGGAGACAAAGCTCGTTTCCCAAGCGGCCCGTGGTGTGAGGAAGGTGACTGGGTGCTAATGCGCTCATATAGCGGGACGCGATTTAAGGTTCATGGTAAGGAATTTCGCCTTATCAATGACGATAGCGTTGAAGCAGTAGTTGAAGACCCAAGGGGGATTGTGAAGGTATGAGCGAAGAGCAGATGGAAGAACAAACCATGTCCACTGAGGACAAGTTTTTCGGTGTCAAGACAACTATTGGCGGTGAAAAAGCTGATGTTGATGTCGAAGTCGTAGATGACCGGCCCCCAGAGGATCGCCGTCCTCCTGCCAAAGAGGCCAAGGAGGAAGAAGGTGGCGACGAAGAACTGGAGGGTTACTCAGACAAAGTCAAAAAGCGCATTAATAAGCTACGCTATCAACAGCATGAGGAGCGTAGGCAACGCGAATCCGCTGAGAAAATGCGCGAAGAAGCTGTCAGAGTGGCTCAGAAGTATGCGGATGAAAACAAGAAGTATCATGCGATCATCCAAGAGGGCGAGCAGTATCTGGTTCATCAGATTCGAGAGCGAGCTAATCTGGCTCTGGAGCAAGCTAAAGGTCAGTATCGCCAAGCATACGAAGAAGGAAATACGGATAAGGTTGTCGAAGCCCAAGAAGCTATGATGAGGGCGCAATCTGAGTTTCAGTCTGCGGATTACCAGATGAACCAGATGAATGCGGAGCGGCAAAGGCAGGTTCAACAGCCACAGCGTTTTCCAGAGCCGCAACCGGCAGTACAAAAGCCACAGCCACAGGTTCAAGAGCCGCCACAGCCAACCGAAAAAGCGGCTAAGTGGGCGCAGGATAATCAGTGGTTTGGTCAGGAAAAGGATATGACTGCTTTGGCGTATGGCGTCCATGAGCGGCTTGTCAGGGACGAGGGGTATGACCCCAACTCCGACGAATACTTTGAAACTATAGATCGCACGATGCGCTCTAAGTTTCCAGAATACTTTGGTGGTGATGACTCGGAAGAGGCGTCTACCACTAAAAGTCCCCCCGTGGTCACAGCGCCTTCCTCACGGAATAACGGTGCGAAGCCACGCAAGGTGAAGCTGACTCGCACTCAGCTAAGTCTAGCCAAGAGGCTAGGTCTAACACCCGAACAATATGCCAACCAGCTTGTTAAGGAGGCTCAGTAATGGCAGAACAGCGCACAAACAGGGACGCAGAGTCCAGAGAAGTAGAGACAAGAACAAGCGATTCGTGGATACCGGCCTCCGTACTGCCGACCCCAGCCCCTCAAGACGGCTGGGTGTTTAGGTGGGTACGCACCAGCACATTGGGCCAGTCAGATGCTACGAATGTTTCCCAGAAGTTTAGGGAGGGATGGGTGCCTGTAAAGCAGGAAGATCACCCAGAGCTTGAGGTCATGTCTGATATAGATTCCAGATTTCATGGAAACATCGAAATAGGCGGTCTTTTACTCTGTAAACAGCCAGAAGCAGAGGCTGAAAAGAGAAAGGCATACTACGAAGATGTCGCCAACAATCAGATGGCATCTGTTGATAATAACTTCTTAAAGCAAAACGATCCCCGAATGCCCGTTCTCAATCCTGAGCGGTCTACTCGGACTACCTTTGGTCGAGGCTGACTCCGGTTTACCGGAGAGCTTTGGCCTTTAATCTAAGTTTGGAGACTTAAAATGGCTACAGCGGCTACTCCGATGGGTGCAGAACCCGTAGGCACTCTTAGTGCTTCTGGTTCTTTCACCGGAAAAGTGCGCCATATCAAGATTGCTAGTGGTTATGCCACGGACATCTTTTATGGCGATTTCGTCAAGCTGGTTGCGGCTGGTACTTTGGAAAAGGCGGCGGTTACTACGTCTGTCGTGGCAGGAACTGTCGGCATCTTTGTCGGCGTTTCCTACACTGATCCCGGTACTGGTCAGTTAACCTTTAACCAATACTTCCCTGCTTCAACAGCGGCAAGTGACATCATGGCTTATGTCGTGGATGATCCCAAGCTGTTGTTCCAAATGCAGGGGGACGAGGCAATTGCTCAGACAGGTCTGGGTAACAACGTCTCGGCTGTCAGCACTGCTGGCTCAACTGCTATCGGTAGGAGCAAGAATGCTCTTGACGGTGGCTCAATCGCAACCACCAACACGCTTCCGCTTCGTATTGTGGACTTCGTGGATGGCCCTAACAGCACGGTAGGTGATGCTTTCACCGACTGTATTGTGACGTACCTCCCACTTAGCCATGCCTACGAAACCAAGCTCGGCGTTTAAGGAGACTTAGGAAATGGCTATTTCACGCGCACAAATGTTGAAAGAACTGCTCCCCGGTCTGAACGCCTTGTTCGGCTTGGAGTATGAGCGGTACGACGACGAACACACGATGATTTACGAAACTGAATCATCTGAGCGTTCGTTTGAGGAAGAAGTAAAGCTGTCCGGCTTCGGTGCCGCACCAGTTAAAGCTGAAGGCGCGGCCATCAGCTATGACTCGGCGCAAGAGTCGTTCACTGCTAGGTATAATCACGAAACGATTGCTCTCGGCTTCAGCATCACAGAAGAAGCAATGGAGGACAATCTATATGACTCATTGTCAGCGAGATACACAAAGTCTCTTGCAAGGGCAATGGCGCATACCAAGCAAGTGAAGGCGGCGGCTCTTCTCAACAACGGGTTCACCAGCTTCAACTCTGGTGACGGTGTAACCCTGTTCAGCACGGCTCACCCGCTGGTAAACGGAGGAACTAACTCCAATACGTTTGCCACTGCGGCTGATCTGAATGAAACCTCACTGGAAGATGCTGTGATTAACATCGCCGCATTTACCGATGAGCGTGGACTGCTGATCGCGGCTAGACCTCGGCGTCTAATCGTTCCCCCCGCACTTCAGTTTGTAGCAACTCGCTTGCTTGAGACTGAGGGTCGAGTCGGAACATCTGACAATGACCTGAACGCCCTTCGCAACAACGGATCAATCCCAGAAGGATATTCGATCAATCACTTCTTGACCGATACTAATGCCTTCTTCTTGATTACCGATGTACCGAACGGCATGAAGCACTTCGACCGTACTGCGTTGGAGACTTCAATGGATGGCGACTTTGACACGGGCAACGTCCGTTACAAGGCTCGTGAGCGATACAGCTTCGGCGTATCTGATCCGCTTGGAATTTACGGCTCGCCCGGAACTTCCTAAAATATCGGGGGCTTCGGCCCCCTTTTTCCCTGACTAATTGTTCCATGTGGAACATTAGACTCTAGCCACGACAGGAGAATCACATGGCTAATTCTACATTTAGCGGTCCCGTCCGTTCTGAAAACGGGTTCTCAGATATCACCAAAAATTCCACCACTGGCTCTATTACCAGCACCATGACGTTATCCACCTATGAGGCGACGATTACCGTAGCCGATGGTGCGACGACAGGTAAGGAAGCCGCTATTGGTATCCCGTCAAATTTCCTACCTATGGGTGTCACGGTTGCTGTCACTACAGCCGCCGCTAACGCTGTCAACCTTAACGACATTGGCACTGACGCAGACACTGACGGCTTTGTCGATGGCATCTCTGCCGCTGTCAACTCTACAGGCTTCAAAGGGTTCTTCCCCTGCAATGGCGTTCTCGGAATGTCCGGTGGTACAACCACTGCGGCTACAGCAACGGCTGATGAAGTAGAGCTTGTTCTTTCTGGCGATCCGGGTGGCGATACGGTTATTGTCCTTAAGTTCTTCGGCATCTCTAGTACTTCAGACGCATCATAAACTGACGGGGGCGTAGCCCCCTTATCTGGAGGACAAGATGGCTGATGTAGTCACAACCAAGATTATTGAGGACGGCGCTAGAACAGCAATCATGCATTTCACCAATGTCAGCGATGGCTCTGGTGAGGCGGCTGTTGCCAAGGTAGATGTGTCCGCCCTTAGCGCAGACCCTGTCAGCAAAGGTGCCTGTACCAGCGTCAACATTGAGTGCATTTGGTACACAACCAAAGGCATGGGTGTGCAGATTTTCTGCGATGCAACGACCAATGTTTTGGCGTGGGAGCTGATCGCTGACTATGGCGACACGCTGGACTTTTCTGAATTTGTAGGTCTACCCAACAATGCCGCCGCTGGTGGCAAGACGGGGGACATTCTTTTCACCACCACAGGCGCGGGTAGTGGCGACACTTACTCTGTCGTCCTGAAGCTGAAAAAGAACTACGGCTGATGAGACAGTATTACAAGAAAGGCGGCAAGACTAAAAAGTCTAAGTCCCGCGTCAATGAGGCGGGAAACTACACTAAGCCCGGACTGCGTAAGCGGATATTCAACAGAATAAAGGCTGGCGGTAAGGGTGGTAAGCCGGGGCAGTGGTCAGCGCGTAAGGCGCAGATGGTTGCCGCCGCTTACAAGAAAGCTGGGGGAGGATATAAAGACTAATGCATGAGTTTAATGATGCTAAAAAGCGCAAGATGATTAAAGAGCTAAGAAAAGCGTCTAAGCTACACGCTGGTCAGGCTGACACGCTTGAAAGGTCTATGATGAAAAAGGCCAAGCCAAAGCCCAAAGCAAAGGCAAAGTCCAAGCGTGGCTCTTAAAAAGTCTCAAAAGTCCTTAAAAAACTGGACTAAACAGAAGTGGCGCACTAAGTCTGGCAAGCCCAGCACCCAAGGCAAGAAAGCCACGGGTGAGCGTTACCTTCCTGAGAAAGCCATCAAGTCTTTATCCGACAAAGAGTATGCCGCGACTACGCGGAAAAAACGCGCAGATACCAAGAAAGGCAAGCAACACTCAAAGCAACCTAAAAAGGTTGCCAAGAAAACGTCGAGGCATCGAAAGTAATGCGTATGTATTACAAGGCGGGCGGCAAGGTCAATAAAAAGTCCATGTCGTGCAACAAGCCAAAGCGAACGCCCAGCCACTCCAAGAAAAAGTTTGTCGTCAAGGCGTGTGAGAATGGAAAAGAAAAAATCATCCGCTATGGCGACAAGAACATGAAGATCAAGAAGAGCCAGCCGGGGCGGCGCAAGTCCTTCCGCGCCAGACACAAGTGCGACTCCAAGCCGCCAAGCAAGATGTCGGCTCGTTACTGGTCTTGCAAGAACTGGTGACAATATGCCTATAAGCAGAGCGCAGATGGGCAAGCAGATCAAAAACGCGCCCAAGTCAAAGAAAACCAAAGCGGCTAAATGCAGGAACGGCTTGGCCCGCAAGGGCAGGACTAGAGGAAGGAAGGTCTAATGGCGACTAGCGGAACGACAGCCTTTACTCTTGACTTGTCAGACATATTTGAAGAGGCGTTTGAGCGAGCAGGCTCTGAGCTACGAAGCGGATATGACTACCGGACAGCACGGCGCAGTCTGGATTTGTTGATGCTGGAGTGGCAGAACCGTGGTCTTAACTTGTGGACAGTAAGGGATGCTACGCAGACCCTGACCGCAGGCACCTCGTCATACGACTTGACCTCGGAGAAGCAGGACATCATTGAGGGTCTACTGCGAACTGACGCAGGCGACACCTCAAAGCAGTCTGACCTGACCATGCAGAGAATCTCGGTGAGCCAGTACGCCCATCAGACCAACAAGCTGACGCAGGGCAGGCCGCTACAGTATTACGTTGAGCGCAAGCCAGCAGGGCTGACGTTGCACTTCTGGCCCGTGCCAGACGCAACAACCACCTACACGTTTGCGTACTACTACCTAGATAGGATAGAGGACACCGGAAAGCCAGCGTCTAACAACATGGATGTGCCAGCGCGGTATCTACCGTGCATGGTAGCTGGATTGGCATACTACATAGCGAGCAAGAAGCCTGAGTCGATACCACTGGCACCGGCTCTTAAAGAGGTGTACGAGGAGCAATGGAATCTGGCGGCAGACGCCTCCAGAGAGAAGGCATCGTTGTACATGGCTCCGGGTGGGTATAACAATTTATGAGCAGTTACGCGAAAGGGTCGAAAGCCTTTGGCTTTTGTGACCGGACAGGGTTTAGATACCCGTTGCGTGATCTGGTCAGGCAGATTGAGGATGGTCGCTGGAACGGACTGCTGGTAGGCAGGGACGTTGTAGATCAAGATCAGCCACAGCTAAAGCTGGGGGATGTCAATGCAAGTGACCCGCAAGCGTTACGATTTCCGCGACCTGACAACAGTATTGATGAAAGTCGTGCGCTATCTGCGTTCGATCCTGTCGGGGGAGGCAATACGGCGTTTGGAAGCCGCACTGTCGGCCTTGATATGGCGGGTGCTGTTGGGCGCGTAACAGTGGAGACATCCTGATGGCGTTTACCCTTACGACTCTAAAGCAGGCCATTCAGGACTATACAGAGTCAAACGAGACTACATTTGTCAATAATTTGACAACGATCATTACGCAGGCAGAGGACAAGATTCTCAAGGCCGTGCAACTGCCTGATTTTCGTAAGAATGTTTCAGGTTCTGTGGCAAGCGGCAATCAGTACCTAATCATGCCTACAGATTTTTTGACACCCTACTCGCTAGCTATAGACAATTCTGGCTTTGAGTATCTGATGTTTAAAGACGTAAACTTCATACGTCAGGCGTACCCGCTGACAACAACACAGGGAGCGCCCAAGTACTACGGCATCTTCAGCCGCACCGCGTTTATTCTCGGCCCCACCCCTGATTCTGCCTATGACGCAGAACTGCACTACTTCCACAAACCCACCTCAATCACCGCATCTGGAGACGGCACAAGCTGGCTCGGCACCAACGCAGAGTCCACGCTTTTGTATGGCTGTCTTGTTGAGGCGTACACCTTCTTGAAGGGCGACCCTGATTTAATGCAGATGTATACCCAAAGGTATATGGAGGCACTGGCTAATCTGGAGCAGTTGGGCGAAGGCTACAGCACAACAGACAGCTACAGATCGGGTGAAGTAAGGAAAGCTAGAGCATGATTGGTGTTAGCGGTGGTTTTGAGGTGGGTAGCGTTAATGTACACACCACACAGAACAGGGGATTTACCCCAGAAGAGATTGCTGAGAGATGCTTAGATAAGATCGTCTCGGTAGCCGATACTGCGTTGCCAGAGGTACAGGCACAGGCGCAGGCATTCAAGGATCACATTAGAGCGGTTCTTGTTTTCTACATGAAAGAGGCCGCAAACAGCGACCGAACCACAGTGTATAACGCCCTTTTAGATGCAGGGCAAAAAGACTTAGCCGAACTTATCAGGAGAATGTGATATGGCTTTTAGCGGAAACTTCATGTGTTCGTCGTTTAAGCAAGAACTGCTTGTTGGCGCTCACAACTTTACAAACAGCAGTGGTCACACGTTCAAGCTGGCAATGTACACCAACAGCGCCTCTTTTGATGCGTCTACCACAGCGTACACCACAGGGAACGAGATCAGCGGTACAGGCTACTCAGCAGGTGGCGGGACACTTACCAATGTGACCCCGACTCTGTCTGGAACCACAGCCCTGACCGACTTTGCCGACCTCACATTCGGCTCGTCAACACTGACGGCGCGTGGAGCACTTATATACAACACGACAACTAGCGGCGGCTCTGGCACTACAGACACCGTCCTAGTGTTGGACTTTGGTTCTGACAAGTCGTCCAGTGCCGGTGACTTTACCATTGTGTTCCCCACACCGGATGCCTCTAACGCCATCATCAGGATTGCATAATCATGGCTTTGGTCGTAGCGGATCGCGTAAAAGAAACCACGACAACAACAGGCACGGGAGCTGTTTCTCTCGCAGGTGCAGAGCCTAATTTCCGCACCTTCGCCTCTGTGTTGTCTAATGCTGATACAACCTATTACGCGATTGTCGATAACAACAACCTTGCTTTTGAGGTTGGTCTTGGCACTTATGCTACTAGCGGCAACACGATAACCCGTACAACGGTGCTGTCGAGTTCCAACAGCAACAGTGCAGTTAACTTCTCCGCAGGAACCAAGGATGTCATCCTGACATATCCTGCTGACAAGTCAGTATTTGAAGATGCCAATGGTGCAGTGTCGATTGAGAACCTCCAGTTTGACACCAACGCCATGAAGGCTACCAACACCAACGGCAACGTACAGCTTACGCCAAACGGCACGGGCTTTGTTGAGCTGGTGGGTGCAACCAACGCTGGTGCCATTAGGTTTAACTGTGAGTCCAATTCTCACGGCGTAACTTTGAAAGGGCCACCGCATAGCGCCTCTGCAACGTACAGCCTAGAGCTTCCAAATGGAGATGGAACAAGCGGTCAGGCTTTGCTAACCGATGGTTCTGGCAAATTGTCATTTGGGGCCGCAGGAATTAACACGGGCAAAGCCATTGCTATGGCTATTGTATTCGGATAGGAGATAGAAAATGGCCGCACCAAACATTGTTAATGTCGCCACTATTACAGGCAAGTCTGCGGTGGTGAACTTGACCGACACTAACGCTACCGCTGTAGTGTCTAATGCCGCAAGTTCTAGCAAGGTGTTTAAGATAAACAGCCTTACTGTCGCAAATGTAGACGGGTCTGTAGCGGCTGACATTACAGTTAGCTACTACAGCCAAGACGATATTGGCGGCACTGCTACAGAGATTGTTAAGACGGTTTCTGTGCCGCAGGACTCAACGCTTGTAGTGATCGACAAGAATACCTCTTTGTATTTAGAGGAAGATCGAAGCATTGGAGCGCAAGCCAGCGCCGCGAACGATCTGAAGGTCTTTGTCAGTTACGAAGAAATAAGCTGAGTCTAAGCCATGCGCTTTATTGGTAAAGACCCCAACATCATTGATGCCTAC